TTACAGGACTGCTGGATCGCATCAAAGATACCCATCCATGATCTCTCCCCGTGGCTTGAGAAGGACCACGCAGAAAGCTTTGCGATTGACTTGGCTTCTTCCGACTGCTGTCCCCCTCGGCGCCGCATCATCATCGATCCGTATGAGGAGTCAGGAAGGAGTTCGCTCGTGATCGTCCCTGTTCTTGAGGGATCGTCTTCAGTATTGCCGTAGACTCGCCACTCCGCTCCTTCGTCGATACAAGAGCCCAGAATCGTTCCACAACACTTGCACACACGCTCGCCATCATCGATAACAACTTCATGTTCACACATATGATTTTCATGTACTGGCAACGAACGTATCCGTTTTAGCGTCGCATACTTTCTAAAAGTGATGGGTCATATGCATTGGGACGGTAGTTTATGCTCACTGGCGGGCGGTGTTGAGACAGCTTTCCACCCGCTGTCTTCATCCATGAAATAAGTAGGTATTTATCATCGATGACCCACACCATGTATCCGCCCTGAGAAAGGGTGTTCATGATGTATTCACGGGCTTCGGATATCTGAAACAGCGGATATCCGAAAACATACATGGGGATTTCAAAAACAATATAGGGAGCATTTGGGTTGTGAGTGGCTTGTTTACGGATCTGTCCGTAGAGCTGGCTTAGGACAGGTCTCATGGCTCGCATACGCTTTTCTCTGCGCCCCTCCTGCTCGTCCCATACATCACTGGCTTTCATTGATTACCGTTACTACTTTTTATCATTATTCGCAACCTGATACGCTTTTCGCTTAGCGTTTATTTCAATTTTATTTGCATTGTAGTATTCTTTTGCCTTATTGTATCGTTGTTCTCGATACTTTGATTCACATTCACGTCTTCTTGCTAGTCTCTCTTCGTCGGATATGAATGATATATTATTATTAAGACACAGTGGGCTATCAATTTCACATACAATATATTCGGTTTCCTTTATACATAGATCCTTCCTTGAATTGCATGGGTATTCTTCAAGTAAAAGTATCTGTACATTATCCCATCCAATTTGGTTGATGTGTTTATACACTTTGTAGTTCTTACATAGATCTCTCTTAGATGATCCCTTGTGGTTTTTAAGTCTCGTAACAAGAGAAGTTATGGTTGATCCAATATAGTAGTAACCATCACTACATTGGAGCTTGTATATCTTTCCCAATTCATAACCCATTTGAATAGTAATTGGATATTACTGTTTTAATGGAATTAGAATTATACCATACAAGAATGTTTAGCTCGATTGCCCTCGGTGGCGGTGGAGTTCGTGGCGGCATTATGATCGGAGGATTAGCCGCCCTTGAAAAGCACCAACCACTCATCTTTCCGAAAGGAATCTATGGATGTTCCGCAGGCTCTATTATCGCAACAGCTCTTGCCTACAAGATCCCGTTGCCTGCGATTAAGCATATGTTTGACACGGGCTTCAACTTGTCTGGCGTGATCCCTTCGATTAACCTGACCTCCATTACGTCTTTTACTCAGGAGAAGGCGCTCTTCTCTATGGACTCATTTACCCAAACAGTTCTCAAGGCATTTGATGGTCAAGGAATTGACCTACGAAATGCTGTGATTGATGACGCTCCTCAGAAGCTCTATATCCTTGCTTCAAACTTGACCACACGGAAGGCGGTCTTCTTGACGGGATCTGTTTCGATCATGGATGCGATCAGGTGTTCGTCCTGTTTGCCATTTGTCTTCCATCCTCAAGTGTTGTACAACAACCTGTACATTGATGGTGGATTCTACGCACACAATATGCACAAGGTTGTGCCTCCAGATACCCTGGTCTTTCACATCAGTCGGTCCGAACTTAGCATTACACCTGAAAGGCTGAAGAAGATGACCTTATCAGACTATTCTGCAACACTCTATGAGGCATTCCGATCAGAGTCTCATACAGATAACGTTCTCTGGTTCAAGAATGATACGATTTCACTCATGCAGGAGCTGTCTGATGCTCAGAAGAAGCAGCTCTACGATGAAGGGCTTGCACAGGCATCACGCTTCTTTTCCAAACGTCTCCCTGAGGTACTGGGTTAGCTTCTCGGCAGTCGGAGCACGAGTGTAGGTGTAGAGACCCGTTGAGGTTTCCAGCTTCACAGTGGGGTATGCATCTACCTCATACAAGTCGGCGGTCGGACGATCCTTCTCTGCATTCACACGAACAAAGGAGACCTCTGTGTTTCCAAACTTATGAGGACCGCCCTCCAGCTTCTCCCACTCAGGCATTGCCTTCTGACAGTGGCCACACCAGTCTGTGTGGAAGAAATACATATTTGCCTTGTCAACAGGAACCTCACGCTTTGGTGATGCTACAATTGGCTTCCAGAGACGCCACACGAGGTAGACGATGATCGCAAAGGCTAGGACAAGAATCAGAGTCCTCATTACTTGAGAACACGAGAAATTCTACGCTGTAGCTCAAACCAGCGACGATAGGCTTCCTCTGGTGTCAGTCCCTCCTTGATCTGCATCCATGCTACATCGGTGGTCATTCTCTCTGGCTCAAACTCACGAGAATTGATTTTCATCCAACGTCCATTGTATCGAACAAGAAAAGTGGAGGATTCCATTGTTTCTTAAACACAAGCAACTAGTAAACGATAAATGGAGGTTGTTGCTAAGGCCGTTGTTGCCATAGCTGCAAATTATGCAATACATTTCGCATCTGCGAGAGTGTATGACACATTCTGTGTCCCTCATACGCTTGAGGAGATTCTCTATACGCTTGTTACAACATCAAGTCCTGTATGTGTCGTTGCGATCGGTACTATGCAGATGACACAGAACAATTACGGAACGTTATTGACCACAACGTTGGCGTCGCATTTGGTAAGTGCATTGAAGGTGTAATTTACACCCGTGGGAACCCAACCAGGTTGGCACCGATTCCGAAACCAGCACCAGTGCGAGCCGATGCACCCACGCTAGGGGCATAGATATCCAGGATGGCGAACGTGGCTGTCGCAACGAGGGCGATCATTCCAACCTCGGCGACCTTGAGCGTCTTGCCAGGGAGAACGAACGCAGCGATGGCAACAGCCAAACCTTCCAAAAGATACTTCACGAGGCGAGTAAGGAGGTCCGCAACATCAACACCAGCGGAAGGGGTAGGCTTCGGCGCAGAATCAGACATTTGTTTGGTTCTTAGGCACGAAGAAATTTTTAATATGCGGGAGCAACAGAACGTCCCGACCAAAGCTTGTATCCAACAATGGAAACACCAACAACCCACACGGCCCACCAAGGAACATAGAGGGACACATACTGGAGGATCAGGAAGAACACGATTGCATGGACGGCGGCCGCAGTCATGATTCCAGCGCCAGGAGGCAGGGTAATCAGCAGACCAGGGCAGAGCAGGAAGAACAGGTAGGCGGTCGTGAAGATATCGTACATTTGTAAGTTGCGGAGAAAGAACTTAAGTCCAAGTCGCATGAACAAGTAAATGCCCCGCACCGAGCTTCCTAAGCAGGACGAGAATGGACCGATTGATTACCTTGACGAAGACCCCGAGATCCCGACGCAGAAGTACTGCATTGTCTCCTTCATCAGCCCCGAGAAGGTGATCAAGCAGAAGGATGAGTTCATGTTTGAGAAGTTTGTGGAGTGGATGGACTACGAGTGGAAGGTCAGGGGACTTGAGAACTTCATGTCATTTCTGTCCAAGAAGTACTCTGTCAAGATTGACGACCTGCTGAAGGATGCCAGCGACTTTGTGAGCGTTCGTAAGGAGGAGGTGAAGAAGACGGATATCCACGAGCAGTACCAGATCTTCCTTCTGAAGGAGGAGAAGAACCTGCAGGAGATGTACGATAATCAGGTTGACTTCCGCACCAATGTTCGTGGTGTCAAGGTTCGTCGTGCGTTTGCAACGGTTGAGGAGGCCCAGATGTTCTCCAAGGTTCTCCAGCGCCGCTACCCGAAGGACAACCTCTACATCGGCAAGGTGGGTGCGTGGCTCCCGTGGGATCCTTCGGAGCACCTGATGCCTGAGGTTGAGTACGCCGAGAAGGAGCTCAACGAGCTTATGCGAAAGTATAAGGAGAACGAGTCCAACAAGGAGATGTTCTTCGCTGAGCAGCGTGAGGAGAGCATCAAGGCTCAGAAGGAGGAGAACGAGC